AGCCCAAGCAGATGTCTATGAGCAAATAAGAGCCACACAACGCCCTGAAGAAGAAAGACAGCGTTTAGCTATGGAGGAACGCCTGTTGTCCCAAGGTCGCTTAGGTCTGCAATCAGCGGCTTATGGTGGTGCTTCCCCAGAGTTACTGGCTATGGAAACTGCACGACAAGAAGCTATGGCTAGAGCAGGACTAAGTGCTAGACAACAAGCTATGGCCGAACAACAGCAAGCACTAAGTTCGGCTACTGGATTAATGGGTCTAGGCTATATGCCACAGCAACAAGCTCTGGAAGCCGTTAGGATAGGTACTCCTGTTGCGCAGATGGCACAGACAGGACAACTCACAGGTACTGAATTGTTAGGACAGACCGGACTAGCCGGTGTAGAGTCCTACCTACAGGGGGCTGAGTTAGCCAATCGACTTGGACTACAACAACAGGAAGCCTTAGTAAGCTCCTTGCTTGGTAGTCAGCCCAGTCTACAGGAACAACTGATGGCTAAGTACGTAGGAATGACCCCAGAGGAAATAGCAGGGTTAAGCTCCGGTGGTTTGTTCAGTAGTCTTGGGTTTGGTGATGCGCCTACTCCAGATTTGATTAAGTCCATTGGTGACTTCTTTGGGTTGGGCGGTACTGATGAATACGGCTTTAAAGCGGGTGAAGACCCCTTTGATATGTTTTAAGTTAGGAGAATATAGATAATGGCTACAGATATAATGGGATTACTGACTGGCGTATCAAAACAAGGTATTGACCCTATGACTACCCTTACTCCTGCCCAACAGCGCATGGAGTTTGGCGCAAGGAGAGCTAAAGGTCTAGGTGGTGCTGTCCGAGGTTTGCTCGGTGGCGGCCCTACGGCACAGGAGCAGATAATACAGGCGGCAGGGAGAAAGCAAGAAGAAGAAAAACAAATGATTCAAAACTTCTTTAAACTATCTTCTGAAGAACAGAAAGGGGTTATAAACGCTTTACGGGCTAAAGGAGATTCAAGAAGTCTTGCTTTAGCAGGACAACTGGCTACACAGCTTAGACAGACGGAAGCAGATGTTTTAGCTGAAAGAAGACTGAGCTTGCAAGAAAAACAACAAAAAGCACAAGAAGAAAGGCTTTTAGCAGGAGATAGGGAGGCAATTAGAAAAGCTAGTGAAGCCTCAGCAAAAGCAGGAGCTAGAGCAAGTCAACTGTTAGGACTAGCAGACGATTATGCAAGAGTTAGACCTGCGGGGGGTATTTTCGGCAGTGCTTACTCAGCGTGGACAAAAACTTTTGGTTCGCAGGGGGAAGTTGATAGAATTAAAACTCAATTCCAAGCTATTGTAAATACAGACATAATTAACAACTTACCGCCTGGAGTCGCTTCGGATAAAGACATTGAAATGGCTAAATCTGGTTACATGAATCCTAGTTGGAATGCTGAAGAAATTGAAATGTTTTTAAGAGGTCAAGCAAAACTAGCGGCTTTTGCGGCTGAAAGAGAGGATGCAAAAGCTAGTTGGATGGGAGAAAATCAAGGAAGTCTAGCAGGGTTTAATACTTTTTGGAGAGAAACCATCGAGAGCGAAGGGTATAAAGAAACAATAAGGGATAGATACAACTTACCTGCTTATGACATACCCCTACCTGATGTAGAGTTTAATCCAAATTTAGTACCAACAGGCGAACCTGTAGAAAGAACGCTTACCAAAAGGGGCTTTAGATAATGACTGATAGAACCTTACCTAATGGTCGGGTCGTAAGAGGAGTTCCCGACAATTATACTAATGAACAATTAAAATCCTATGCTATTGCTAATGGATTAGCTACAGAAGAAGACTACAATAAAGATATAAAAACAAATGCGGATTATCTTTCTTTAATAGGTGAATTTGGAGGAGCAACAGCGGGTGCTATATATGGAGCATCCGTAGGGAGTTCTATTCCTGTTCTCGGTACAATTATTGGAGGAGCAATTGGCGCAGGGTTAGGTTATTTTGCGGGTGAAATAGCAGAATCTTATGTAGAAGACAGAGATTTTGATTTAGAGCAAGAAACCGCTAATGCTATAAAGACAGGCGCGACTGATGCTTTATTTAGCACAGGTTTTGGCGTTGTGGGTAAAGGTTTATCCACAGTATATAAACCCGTTAGAAACTTATTTCAACCTACTTATATTAAAAGTGGTTCTGAATCAGAAATGGCTGATGTTTCTTTGGCTATACAAAGAGGACAGACAACACTTGAAGAGGTAGCTACTCGTAGTGATATAAGCCCACAACAGTTGGACATTATCACAGAAAACGTATCTAAAAGACAAGAAGAACTTGAAAGGATTTCTCAGCTACACAGTAAGCTAAGAGAACGTGGTACGGGTATGTTACCTACCCAAGCTGTTCCTGAATATAGAAGCGGAGAGTTTGCTCAAGATTATGCGTCTGCTTCTTATTATTTAGGGAAATACTACGATAATATCTTAGAAGACCAAGATGCTTATATTACTTCTCAATTTACTGAGTTATTGGGCAGAGCAACTAAAGATAAAACTAGAGAGGAAGTCGGAGTAGCTTTAACTAGATTAGTGAATGATTCCGATAAAGCACTGCAAGCTGTTGTAAACCCTCTTTATAAAGCTATAGATAAAGAAGGTGCTATATTTGTAGGAACTGGTAATGTTAAAAACGCAGTAAAAAGAATACAAAATAAAGTAGTTTTACAAACAAGAGAACAAAAAAATGTGCAAAATTTTGTCTCAAAGATACCAGAAAGGCTTTCCCCCGCGGAAGTTGTTAAACAGAAAAGAAAACTTCTTCAACTATATCCTAATATAAAAGCAGACCCCGTAGCGCGTCAAATGGTAAATAGTGCCATTAAAAACTTAAACAACACTCTTAAAGGAAAAAAGTTTGTCAGACCTATTGCTACAATTAAGTTAGGGCAATCAGCACTTGATGAGTTGACAACCCGAACAGGGGAGGCAGGTATAACGGGAGCGCATAAAAAGCTAGCAGATAAACTTGTAAACTTGAGAGATAGTATGTCTTTTTCGGAAGCGCATAAAGAACTTTCAGAACTTAAAGCACGTCAAAGAGATATGCAAAAAGCTGTAGGCGAGAAAAGTACAAAAGCAGAAGCCTTAATAAATAAAGCAATAGGTTCATTAGAAGAATCTATGGAAACTACAGCTAAAAACTTTAATCCCGAACTAAAGAAAAAATATGATGCTGTTAAAGAAATGTATAAAGAAGGTGTTAATACTATTCATGGGAACTGGATAGTTAAGGCTTTGAGAAAAGACAACCCTGCTGACATTGGACAGTATTTAGTTAAAAGTGGAGAAAACATCGGTGTTAAAGAAGTAAAGGCTTTAATAGCAAAAGCTAAAGAACTTAAAGTAGACAATGCAGGGGACAACCTACTGGAAAGCATTGAGAAAGAGTTTATAAACAATCTTTTCCCACAGAAGAACGCTAATGAGGGAATAGCTTTTATGCGTAAAATGAATGAAGGTAAGTTTGCTGACACCTTCAACGCTATAGTAGGTAAAGAGAAAGGTAGAAAACTTTTAGACTTAGGCAGAGAAATAGAAATACTAGACAGAGGTATTAAAGGTTCTGAAACAGCACTTTCTCTTTCTATTCGTTCTGGTGAGATTAGCCAAGTAAGACAACAATCTGCGTTAGGCATGGCATCTTATGGTTTAATAGGATGGGCAGTTAAGAAAGGACTAAACCCAAAAAGAATAGAAAAACAAATAAATGAGTTAAAAGTTATTAATAACAAACTCAAAAAAGGAGAACCTCTTCCTCAAAAACTATTAGATAACATAATGAATAACTTAGGTCAAACATCCGCAATGACAGGGCTTGCGGTAGGTTCTTTAGCGACCGAAAATTAAACAAAGGGGGCATTACGCCCCCTAAGTTTTACACTATCTCACACGCGCCCCCTACACACGCTAACTCTTGAGAACCTGTTGTATTGTCCTCCTGCTCAAAGTGCTGTAGGTCACTCCAGTTTATATCCACAGGCATAGCCTTGAGTAACTCTTCGTACTTCTCCTTGGTTATGTCTTCATAAGGAGCTTGTTGATAAACATGGTCACTAACCGGCAACAAACTAATACCACTAACAGTATCGAAGTTATCCCAAATCCACTGTGCTATCTGGAGGAACTCGTTATCAGTATAGTACACGGTGATACTTGGCTTATGTTCACACCAGTGGTCTTGGTACTTCTTCCATAGCTTTAACTGTTCCATAGCACCCACTTGGCTTACTGTGGTACTCTCCTGTGGTGCTTCCATAGGGAAGCTAAAGACTAAAGATGCCTTACTCATTACATCCTCTTCCACAGGGAATCCTACTGATGACATATACTGAGCAAGTGGGTCTTTCTTGTCTGAACGAACCCTGCGAATGTAGTGCTGACTAAAGCGAGGATGAATCCCAGAAGCAGAATCAACAAGCTGAGACACAGTACCGCTTGGCTTAACACAAGTAATAGCCGCAGACTGATTAATGCCAAGTTTACTAGCCCACTTCTTATTAGTCTTGATAGCAACATCCTTCATCTCCGTCAGCCACTTCTCTAGGTCTGGAGAGTCTTTACCCAGTAAGTAGTGGTCACATATCCCAGTTAAGCTGACACCCAATAGTGCCTCTTCCTCCGTATTTCTCTTCCACACATTCCGTAAATACCGGAAGTCCGTCAAGGTAGCCTGTAGTGTACCGATGATGGCCGCTACTTCACACTTGCTCTTTAGTGACTCTAAATCATCATCTGGTCGCACAACGATTTCAGATAAGTTACAGAACTGATTACTGCGTAGGATAATCTCGGAGCAAGGGTTAGTACCGAAGTCCTGCTCTGGGTCACGCCTACCGTTCTTTGCGGCTATCTTCTGTGCCGCTACGCGACTAAAGATTCCCCTCTCACCTGCCTTGCTGTCATACATGGTGTGCATCTCGGACAGGAATGATTCAAAGTCCGGTCGCTCTGTGTACGCTACGCTGTTGTTAGCAAGCCTACGCTGTCCTTCATCCATCCACCACTGTCCTGACTTAGCCTTAGCCATACGAGGGTCAGATAGGTTGGACAGAGAGATTAGTGCTGACCTTCGTACACCGCCTACGACTACAATGTCTGCAATCTTACAGCAAATGTCGTGACACTCAATGCTAGTCAACTTACGACCTGCGGCCTTTTGGAATATACCTACACAGAAATTAAACAAATCCTCTAAAGGTTCTGGCCCACTGGCACGACCACCGAATGTCTTAAGTCTAGCACCTGATGGGCGTACTTTGTGTGTGTCCCACTTAGGTATCTTACCTGCGTACAGGAGGCTGATTAGTTCTCTGAATGCTGAAGCCCAACCAATCTTGCTGTCAGCTACTACAATCACGCTGTCAGTAGGGTGGAATTCTTCAGCCACTTCAGGCAGTTTATTGATGAAGGCTCTCTCTACACTGAACCCTACCCCTGTACCACACATCAGTACATACATTAGCTCGTCAAAGCTACGAGGGGAGTCAATGTGCAGATATGAACAGTTAAACCCTGCTACATTGTCCTTATCTAATGCTTCACCTGCGGTCATCATACAGCGCATACTAGGCATGACTTCCATATTGAATATAGCGTTGAATATCTTTAAGGCTTCTTTGTCGTTTATCTGTCCTCTGTCCTTCCAGAAGTCCACATAGCGGTTGACAGTCTCATGCCACTCCTCTCGTCTGCCTTCCTCTGGTAGCCATCGGGCGTATCGGGACTTGTGTATAAATTCTTGGTACTGGTTCACTGGTTATTCTCCATCTTCTTTTAGTATGTAGCCACAGGCTTTTAAAAAACAATTAAACTCCATCTGTAGTTCATCGGCAGTGGCATCTCCTTTGTAGATACTGTAGGTTATCTTTGATGCAGGAGTGTATCTTTCCATCTCACCGAACTCTGGGTGTTTAATAAACTCAAATATTGGCTTTGCGCCTATTGGTACATTCATTTGTTGTTCTCCTCTTTCTGGATTAGTCTATCCAAGTACCACCTAGCCTTCTTCAAGTCCTCCAAAGGTTTACCCTTGCGCTCATACCGCCACAGGTACTTCATGGTGTTGCCCTTGAGATAACCCTTGAATGCTTCGGGTGTCATGCTTTCCTCGATGGCTTCAATACACTCTATCTTTCCGTAGTTGTAATGCTCTGGGCTATTAACTAAGTCCGAACCAAGTTTTGTGTCATATATCTTCCAATCTTCTTTGTCTATTGCAGAGTGTTTCTTTCTCAGTGCGTCCCAATCCGCAGGGGTGGCTTCATCAATACTCATAATCATCCTCCGTAAATAAATCTCTGTTTCTAATCAACCTATCCTCAAAAGCCTCTAGCAAGTCCTCAACAGTTATGTCCAAGGTTTCGACTACTAATACCACATCGTAGTCCCTTGCTACTGCCTCTTTTAGTTCCTCTAATGTATGTGACATCTCTATTCTTTCCCTTCAACATATTTGACAAGTTCCTGTGCAGTATGTAGCGTGTAGTGTTTAAAACCCTCCTTGTCACACCACTGTCCCATAGTTATCTTACCGCCCTTACGCACCTTCTTATTGGGGTTAGACAAAAGGAATACAAGTTCCCAATTATCTACTAATATTGTATCACGAATCGACTTATATTTCAAGGTGTCACCGATACGAAAAAACCCTTTGACCTCCACCATGACTTTCTTTTCCTCATTCACAAAGTCTGGTTTATACTTGCGGTGTACAGTGTAGGGTATGTCATACGGCTCATACAGAAAACCCTTCTTTGCTACTTCCTTAGAGAACTCTTTTTCCAAGGCCGACCTAAACTTATTCCTCTTTGGCTTAGTCAATGTCAATCTCCTGTACTTTAGGTTCAACCTCAATATGACTAAAGAACTTTGGCCCTGTGGAATACAGGAATGCTCTCAGGTCTGGATAACAGTGCTTCTTGTACTGGCAGTAGGAACACTTAATCGACAGTTTCATATTCCCAGACTTACCTTCAGCAACAGGGTCTTGACAGTAGCCCTCTGGTTCATCACCCTTGACCATCTCCTTAACATGGATTATACGCTCCTCAATGTCCCCATCAATGACTTTATGGACAGGGGCTTGGGTGTCATCTAGGTCGTACTTAAGTACCGTTAGATGTCCATTGGCTTTGTCCATAGCTAACCAAGCTATCTCTCTCTTTCCCTGTGCATGGGCATAGGCTTTTAACTGGTCAACATACCCAAAGGAATCATTCATAGCCAATGTCCCGTCCTTGAACTTCTTGAATGCAAAGGAACTGGCTGATTTAACATCAACAGTAACACCGTCAATGGTACAGTCCATGTGTCCCCTGATGCCTTCAACTTCACAGACCTTCTGCTCGTCAGTAACCTCATGCCCTGCCATGCGCGTAAGGAACAACAGCATCTCCTCAATCAAATGTCCGTACATAAACTTGACATAGGTATAAGGTTTAATCTTATCTGAAGTCTCAGTACCATTGACTACATTCCACAAGTACCTATCGTCCCGACCAATGTTTGACAGGCGCAGAGTTCTGGTGTCTCTCTTCCTGTCCCTTGCGAATTCAGTACGCATTAGGGACTTCATGGATTCACCGAACTTCTCAATCTCCGCTTCGACATCAACGGATTCATCTGCCTCTTTTGTCTCCATCAGCCGGTATATGTCATCTACTACTGTATGTATTGTTTTATTCATCGTCTTCAATATCCTTGAATGCTTTAATGACATCACTTGAGAACAGCTTTTGTAGGTTGACCAAGTACATACGGCTTGCGTTGTGGTCGCCTCCTGCTACTGTTCTGAAAGTGTCCAGTTTACTTACAATCTTCTTTAGCACATCTGTCTTGAATACTAGGGTACAGTACTCATTGTCCCCTATGCACAGGTTATGAAACCAGTAGTCCGACTCCGTAGCCTCAATACCCGAAGGCTTGCCCCATGATTCATACTCAATGCAGATGTTACCTGTCCGTTGCCATAAGTCCTTCTCAGATTTAACTTCTATCTTCTTGTCCTGTAGCATCTCAGCTACTCTGTCCTCCCTGACTTCTCCGTACTTCAAATCTAAGTCAAACTTCTTGCGGTCTTCTTTATTTGGCTTCATGCTAAACCTCTAAACCAGTTAAACAAACGCACATACCATGCTTCCCTTTCAACCAGTCCCATAGCTTTATACACAGCATCAAAGCCCTGTTCCTTGTAAAGCTCATGGTGAGGGTGTTTAGGATTCCCTACGCGACAACGGTATCCATCAATAGTCACTCGTGTTTTATTTTCTAAGGTTCTATCTCTCATCGTTTAGTTCTCCGTTAGTGTGTTTCCGA